TCCTTAAAACAGACCCAAAAAGCTAAAAACAGCGAATTGATTGACTTTCAGAAACTCCCACCGGCTCCATATATAATTTCTAAAGTTTTCTAAAAGTTTCTAAAACGTTGTAAAAACAACGTTTTTTGTTTTATACTTTCTATTCCTTTTTGAACCTTTTTGAAACTGGCAGACCCAAAAACAGACCCTTTTTATCCAAAGGGTCTGTTTTTTTTGTTATTTGTTTAAAAATCAATATAGTTTGCAAATTTCTCACCAATGTCATCCTTGGCCTCTTTGGTGATGTGAGTATAGATGTTCATGGTTGTTTTTAAATCTGAGTGTCCAAGTCTATACTGGACCTGTTTGAGTGTCATTCCAGCTTCGAAGCATAGACTGGCATGTGTATGTCGGAAGCCGTGAATCCTAATCGGACGCACATCCGAATCTTTGACAATTTGTTGTAGCCATTTCCGTGGTAGTGTTCCTGGTATTGGTTTTCCAAATTCATTTTCAAAGATAAAAGTAGTAGTAGGATTCATTTCTCTCCACTCTGTGAGCAGTTCACTTGTCTTTTCGTCCAAGCTGATCAATCGGTTGCTACTTTTGTTTTTTGTAGGACCGACAGATTCCCCGTCAAATCCTCTCGTAATGGCTTTATTTATGCTCAGAGTGTTATTGATCCAGTCTTCCCATTTGAGGGCTAAAACCTCCCCTTTCCGAGCTCCTGTGAAGGCTAGAAGACGAAAGAGGACTTTCTTTCTCAGCTCATCTGTTTGGTCTACTAATTCAAGGAAAGATTTCAGTTCCTCCTTATCGTAAAAATCGCTATCTGTATCTACTTGCTTTCTGACAAGAGTTGTTACACTCTCAACCGGATTGGTTGAGATGTAGCCATGTCTGATAGCGTACTTACATATGTTATTCATCAAGCCTTTCATTTTACGTCCATAGACCAACTTCTTGGACCAGTCATTGACTTGTTCCTGAAGCTGAAGAGGAGTGAGAGAAGAGATTTTTTTATCTCCCAAAGTCGGATAAATATGATTTTTTATATTCCGTTCGGTCTTGATGTAGGTGCTATCCTGTACTGTGTCAGCATATTCCTTGAGCCATTCTTCAGCAACTTCCTCAACAGTGATTTCATTGACAGTGATTTCATCGCTATTTTTAAGGTCAGTTTGAAGTTGGAGAAGTGCTGCTCTTGCTTTGGCTTTTGTCTGAAACCCCTGACGTTTTACATACTTGTCCTTCCCATTTTCTTTACCGACATAGATCCTAAACTTATAGGCTGTATCGCCATTTTTCTTTTTGTAAGACTTTATTTCCATTGCGTTTCACCTCATTTCTTGATAAAATGAGTATAAGAAAGTGCCCTTTTTAATGGCTTTTCTTATACAGCATTCCTCACACTCAATTTTTAGCGAAGGCGAGTGTGGGGAGTTTTTTTGTTTTATTCTAACTAATTAGTGAATTATACTCATCTTTGACCATTGTTTCATCAGCAATGGTCTTTAATTTGTACTTTTCCATAAATTTTATGTAATTGAAATCCCTGACATCTTCCATTAATTGTAACTCTTCTTCTAGCAAGTGATGAATCATGCTTCTATCCGCTTGCAGTTCGCACAACTCTCTATTTAACTCATATTGAGCAGGAGTGTGGTCTTTGTGGCCCAATTCGTGTAGAGCCACTTGCTTTTGGTCTTTTTCCGATAAATTAATATCCAGAGCGAGAACCTTTAATGCTGGATTGAAGAAGCCTGGGCTGTGCCATCCGCTCCCGTCAAAATAGCATAGACTTACACCCTCAAGGGCGCAAAGCTCTTTCACAGTCATAAAATGCACCTCTATTTATTTTTTAAGTGTGCCTCCAAAACCGCTGTGATGAAATCTATATCTTCTTCAGTCAATGGTTTCCCATCAAACAACATTGATTGTGCAGCGATGTCTCTGAGGTCTAATGGTGCAGAAGCATCACCATTTTTCGCAATGTTAGGATTTTCTGTGCGTCCCAAAAGGTAGTCGGTGGACACGTTGAAATAGTCAGCAATTTGTTGTAATCTATCTGATTTTGGATTAGCTTTTTTTATTCCATACAAGGAATTTCTGCTTATACCAAGTTTGTCTTCAAGATCATTTAAAGAAATGCGTTGCTTGTCTGCTAGTTCTTTTATTCTTTCAAATGCTGTAGTCATTGATTTAATAACCTTTCTAAGCATTACGAAAAAATATTTTAAAATTAATATTAAAAACTGTTGACAATTTTTAAAACTAGTATTAAAATAGTATTCGTAAGCTAAAGAGTTAGCGAATGACACAACTAAAAAAATAAAACCTAAAAAACTGATTGGCGTCCGTTTATTCTAGGTATAACTTACTTTTTAGTAGGTCTTTTCTCTATGCCTTTATTTTAAGACTAGTTTTAAATAATGTCAAGAAATTAGCTAACTTTTTAAATAAATTTTAAAAGGAGGAACAGAGATGAGCCAACAACATCAAAAATGGATTCAATTAGTCAAAGAAAAATTGAGTTCAGAAGGAATGACACAAACGCATCTCGCTCGTGCTTGCGGAGTGAAGAAGCCGACTATTTCAGAATTGCTGAAATACGGGAAGGGCAGTGACAAACTCAAAAACCGAGTCTGCGATGTCTTGGGTATTGATGAGACATGGGTTGATTTAGGAGAGTAGTAGGAACAACTAATATGACAACAAAAATTAGAACTGACGAATATAAATTCTCAACGCCGCTAACTAGTTTAATTGAATTAAAATTAATTTTATCAACTGGGAAAAAAGTAACAATCATCAACCCTAAAGAAGATATAAATAGAATAATGAATTTTATTGAGAATCCCAAAAATAAATTTTTCCATATTGGTTTGTTAACGGTTGACATAGACGAAATAATATTCATGGAATGCTATGACTATTCTTGCGGAATAGTAACCCTCCAAAAAAAAATAGTGGTTTAAAAGGAGAAACATGAACGAAATCACTTTATCAAATAACCTAGCTCAAATCGAGCTAGAAATCGGTCATCACAAGCAAATAGCTGGTCAGTCGATTTGGGAAATCGGCAGACGATTGAACCATGTAAAAGAGAATGATCTGGCCCATGGGAAATTTATGGAATGGTTGAATAAGATCAATCTTAATTGGTCAGAGGCGAACAGAATGATGAAGATTGCAAAAGAACTTCCAAATTACTCAACGTTGAGTAATTTAGGTAGTACCGCACTTTACCTCATCGCAACTCTTCCAGACGAAGATAAAGAGGAGCAGATCAAACGCATTGAAGAGGGTGACACTCCGACAGTGCGAGAGCTACAGAAGGTTAAGAGAGAACTCAAACTCAGCCGACAAGCAAATGAACTTCTGAGAAACGAGAATGAGAAAATCAAGTCTTCCAAGACTGAGGTCAAGGAAACTATCAAGAAAGTCATACCGGACGATTACAAGGCTACACAGGACCTTAACAAGCAATTGATGGAAAAGAACAAGGAACTTTCTAAAACCGTAAAGGCAATGGAAGAACGCTCCGAATTCATCGAAAAGCAACTTGCTGAGACACTTGCCCAACGTGAAGAGGTTGATAAGAAATCTGCTCAGTACGATGAGTTGACACAAGCAATTGAAGAATCGCAAGGACAACTCAACAGTGTCCAGAAACAAATCTCAGCTTACAAAAACATCACAAGCCTACTTCAAAAGGGGAATGACTTCTTGGCAAGTATGGGCGGCCTAATCTATGCAGACGAGGAGAAAGTCCTCAAAGCAGACGGAATCATCCGAAACGAATTTGACAGTTTTATCAGTCGTGGTCTTCGTTTCTTCAACGACCTAAACGATATTCGTAAAGAAAGCAATATTTTAGAAGGAGAATTTGAATAATGAATGAAGTAACAATCCAACCTACCGAGTTAGTGGTAGAAGATGCAATGATCCATGCACTCCAAGAATTGAAAAAGCTGAAAGAAGGGCAATCCATCTTATCAGCTGATGTTGATTATCTGAAGAATGAGCAACCAGTCAACCCTTCGGTCTGTCTGGCATTGGAAAAATTGCGTAAGAAGAAAGTCGTAGCCTTGCTCGGTGGCAAAGATAGCCAGGCATACCGTGACCGACATTTTGCACAATCTGTATTTTCTCAGGCTGCTAAAGACTTTAAGGACTATTTCCGAATTCCACGCTACGACTTATTGAAGCGCAAGGACGAGAAAAAAGCTTTCGACTATTGGGATAGTTGGGAGCCATCAGCAAATACCAAGCTAGAAATCAAAAACCGTAATGGACAGATGAGTTTGGTTGGATGAGGAAAAATAAATGAAAATGAAATTTAAAAAAGAACTTGTTAAAAAACAAGTCCTTATATCAAAAGACGGGAAAACTACTGTAATACTTAGTGATTCGACTATTCACTTTCAAAAGTAATTACAAGTTTACCATCAACAGTATTGGAAATTGGTTTTCTATTAGACCAAACTTCATTGTCTTCACTTTTAACTAATAGAACTAAACCATTTTCATGTACTGACAAGAAATCAATAAATCTCTCGTTATCTACTGTTGTAGCAAATTTCAAAACAGATTTAGATGATGGATCAACACTGTCTACATCTGAGGTTGAAAAACGATATGGCAAGAAACTTACTTCATTAGGCAACATTTCATTAATGTAATTCATAGATTCCCTCCTTTCATAAAAATTGACAGACGATTTTCATAAGGAGTAAGAGGTCTTATTTAATCGTTTTTTGTCAGTAGTAAGTTAACACAATAATATAGAAAGGTCATCGGTCTTGAGATGGATTTTGAAGATGAAATTATAAAGTTATCTGACTTGCTAATTGAACAATCAGAAACTTATAGTGAAGCTTTGATTAAGTTACAAAAGCTCACAAAAGATATAGCTCACGAAGTAATTTTAAGAGCTATAGAACAAAAGAAAAATAAAGAATAGAAAGGATTAAAAAATGGTCCTAGAACTATTTGGAACAGAATTTAAAGATAAACTCTTTGAAGAGCTGGTTTCACTCAATATCAAAGCTATGGAAGAAGCCAAACGCAGACAAAGCAGACAAATTACATGGGTACCGATCAAACAGCTACAGGAAGCAACCGGCTGGGGCAGAACCAAGCTTGAAGAATGGCGTGATCAAGGAAAATTCCAATTTCAACAGTCCGGAAAGGGCGGGAAGTATCTCTACAATTTGGAAGATGTTCAGCGATTCTGCCGAAGTTTGCAAAAATAAAAAAAGCGCCTTGAGAAAGGCACTTTGAAAGAACTATAAACTAATTATAACACAGGAATTATTTTTATAAAAGAATATTGGAGGAATTAAAATGTTAGCAGAAATCTTAGTCGGAGTATTAATCATCGTGGTCCTATTTCAAATGATCATCATCAGCTCAATTAGCGAGCGATGCAAAGAATCAAAACGAGAACTGAAAAAGATGATTGCTGAACAGCAACGTATTCAAGAAGCACGAGAAGCAATGCGTTTTGGATATCGTAGATAAGGAGTTTAAATGTTATTAACAATTATTATCAGCTTTTTTTTAACATTAGTTGTTTTAGCGTTGTATTCAAAACATTTAGCAAACGAGTTAAAGAAAATGGAAGATAGAATTGACAAAAAGATATTAATTCTCAAAAACAATATCACAAAATAGTTGGCCAAGTTCTGTCAATGATACGTAAGACTTCTCAATACTTAGTTCTTCATTTGCTGTTAATTCATAATGTGGATTAAGATCATCTAGATATTTTTTGTATTCTTCGTAGTCAACAGAAAAAATTTCATGTGTAAGATATTCACCTTCATGAACATTTATCAAATTATGAGAGCTTAAAATAGTTAATTCCAAATCATAACTTGAAGACCATTCTGATTTAAATAATAAATGAGTTCTTCCCACAGTTCTACTAGCAAATGTATCATTGTTAACAATTTTTGGTTTGCAAATTGTAACGTGACTATATGGATTTTTATAAATCATTTCCAACAATTTAGCTTCTTTAGGTGTCATATTAGAGAGAATGGAACTAAAAATTGGAGTAATATTGCTATTCTTACGACTATCAAAAGAAGCGGCAATTAATTTTTCAAACATAATTCTAATTTCGACCTCATTTAATTGGTATCTCGAGTCTTCAATAGATTTTAAAACGAAACCTATTTTAGAATCATCTCTGTATTCATCAGGAATTTTATTAACCTCATCTTGAATTTCTTTTTGAAAGATTTTTAGATCATGTTCTTTTTGAATGTTGAATTTGCGCACTGGATCTAAAACAATATGGAAGATGCCATCCAACACAGTTCCTAAAGCATTTCCAATTGATGATGCGACAGGTTGCATTAAAGCATCACCAGTATCTGATGAAATTGGGAAGTGATTAAATTCCATATTGTTGTTATTTTGAGAAGTCATATTAAACTCCAATCATTTTTATTTTTATTATATCAAATATAGAAAGGATTAATCAATGGCAGAGAAAACAAATATCCTGCCTCACGATATTCTTGCTGAACAAGCTGTAATCGGATCAATTTTTGTCGATCCAGATAAGATCCTCATTGCTTCTGAATACCTCACAAAAGAAAGTTTTTACAAACTATCACATGGCATTGTCTTTGGAATCATGGAAGATTTATCGGACAAGGGTGAACCAATCGACCCCGTGTCAGTTAAATCAGCTCTTGATTCAATAGGAGAATTTGACCGAATTGGAGGGATGGCATTTTTTGCTAGTCTCATAAATGCCGTACCAACCAGTGCTCACATTGAGCATTATGCCAAGGTTGTAGCTGAAAAAGCAAGAGCACGAAAGGTTATTGAAGACCTCAATCAAACGATAGCAAACGTATATGATGGTCAATCAGATCTAAATGACATACTCGTTCAAACCGAGCAAGCTTTGTCAAACATAGCAAACGACAAGCAGACTGGCTTCCGTCCAATTATTGATGTCATTGATTCCACGCAGTCAATTATTGACGAGCGCTCACAACGTGTTGGTGATGTAACAGGGACACCAACAGGTTTTACAGAATTTGACAATATCACGACTGGTCTACACACTGACAACCTGATTATTATTGCAGCACGGCCAGCGATGGGAAAAACAGCTTTTGCTCTTAATATCGCCCAAAATGTGGCAATAAGAGCTGGAAAGCCAGTAGCAATCTTTTCCCTTGAAATGGGGGCAGAAAGTCTTGTAGAGCGTATGCTCTCAGCCGAAGGATTGATTCCATCGTATCATGTCAGAACAGGGAATCTCTCTGAAAGCGAATGGCGCAGGATGATCCTGGCACAAGAGCAACTTGCAAAAGGAAAAATCTATATTGACGATACAGCAGGAATACAGATTGCTGAGATTCGATCTAGAGCCAAGCGATTATCTCAAGAGACTGGTGGTCTTGGATTGATTGTAATTGACTATCTTCAACTAATTACTGGTAGAGGTCGAGAAAATCGGCAACAGGAAGTGTCTGAGATTTCAAGGCAATTAAAAATATTAGCCAAGGAATTGAAAGTTCCGGTAATTGCATTGAGTCAGCTATCTCGTGGGGTTGAACAGCGAAATGACAAAAGGCCCGTGCTCTCAGATTTAAGAGAGTCCGGATCGATTGAGCAAGATGCCGATATAGTCGCATTTCTCTATCGAGAGGCTTATTACAAACGTGAAGAGCAGGAAGAACCTGATAATGTTACAGAATTGATCCTTGAAAAAAATAGACATGGCAGTTTAGGAACGGTCAAACTATTCTTTCACAAGGAATATGCAAAATTTTCAAATAAGGAGGCCTGATGAATGGTAACTGAGAATCGTAGATATTACTGGTTACAACTAAAAGATGACTTCTTCAATTCAAAAGAAATGAAGCTCATGAGAAAGCTTCCTGGGGGAGAGGAAATCACAATCATCTACCTAAAAATGATGCTGGCAAGTCTAGCAGAGCAAGGAAAACTATATTTCGAGGGATTGGCAGAGGATCTAGCAGAAGAACTTTCTCTATTGATAGATGAAGATCCAGAAGCAATCAGATTGACACTGATGTTTTTAACGAAAAAGAAACTATTGACTACATCAGACAATTATCAGTTTAACCTCGAACAAGTTCCAGAAATGGTAGGGAGCGAAACAGCAAGCACACGAAGGTCTCGCAAGCATCGAGAGAACCAAAAAGCGTTGCAATGCAACACCAATGCAACAAAAGGCAACGGAGATATAGATATAGATATAGATATAGATATAGATAAGGAGCAAAAAGCTCAATCAGATGTCTATGATGAAATTATCAAATATCTAAACGACAAAACAGGATCTCATTTTAAACCTACTAGCAAATCAACTCAAAGATTAATCAATGGTCGTTTAAGTGAAAATTACTCAATAGATGATTTTAAACATGTTATTGATGTAAAAACTCTTGAGTGGAAGAATGATTCCAAAATGTCCAAGTATTTAACTCCAGACACATTGTTTAATGCTACTAAGTTTGAAAAGTACTTAAACCAAAAGATGCCTTCGAGTGCGTCAACTCAACAGCAAGACGAAAGGTTAGGGTTTTAATGCATCAGGATTATGAAGTAGGTTCAACTAGTGAACCAAAAATATGTAATAAGCACGGTTCAAGGATGATCAATGCAAAAGTCACGATTGATGGATCCCAGAAATCGCTTGACATTTGTCCAGAATGCGAAAAAGAAGGAATCAATAAATTGCAGGAACATTTAAAGCAAGAAGCAACTATCCAGTCCGTTCTAGCAAATACATACAAAGTATTTGATCGTGAGAGCATCTATTCCAAGGAATTAGAAGACAAAACACTTGATAATTACGATGCTGGAAATAAGCTATGTGAACAAGCTTTGAATTTTTCAAAAAGAATGTTGCGAGACTATCTGAAGTATGAAACAGGAAATGTGATCTTGAGCGGTCCTCCAGGAGTTGGCAAGAGCCATCTATCTATTGGAATAGCCAAAGCATTAAATGAAAAATTCAAAGAATGCAAGCAACCAAAGAGTGTGCTATTCGTTTCGACTTCTGCGCTCTTTTCAAAGATTGAAGAAAGCTTCAATGGTCGAGGAGACTTCACAGAAAGTTATGCTGTGAATCTACTGAGCAATGTTGATTTTCTTTTCTTTGACGATTTAGGGAAAGAAAGCAGTATGAGTGGAAACCTCAAAGAAGCAAATGAGTGGAGACAACGAGTACTGTTTAAAATTTTGGACAATCGCCAAACAACATTTTTTAATACAAACTTATCGAGCAACGATATTAAAACAATTTACAACAAGGCCCTTGCTGACCGAATCTTCAAAGGTGCCAGCAAACATATTTTTAAATTCCCAGAAAATACAGAAAGCAGGAGATATTAATGGAAAATAAACAATTAAAAGATTTAATCGCAAAAGTTCAGCGCTGGTTTTATGACCGAAACTTGCAAACGCAAGATCCAAACAAGCAATTTTTGAAGCTGTACGAAGAAATCGGTGAACTTTCACGAGGACTGGCAGAGAATGATGAGGCTGTTACGAAAGACAGCATTGGGGACATCACCGTGGTATTGATTGGTTTGACATTGCAATTAGGGATCAAGACAGAAGAGATCTTCCCAGAAAATAATACATTTGTATTTTCCAAGGCAGCAAAGTCAGAAGACTATTTTGTCTTGATGATGGACCAATCATTGGCAGCTTATTTCAATCGACAATCATACCAACTAAAAAATGTTGTTTATGAGTTGATGCGAATTTCAGCATTGCTACATCATGACTTCGTTGAGTGCTTGAATATAGCTTACG